AAATTTGATTTTTAAATTTAATCAATTCTCCATATTCAGCATCAGTTGATTTAATTGGTTTAAAAACATCTTCATTTAAACCATGAGGAACATATTTAATTAATTTGTCCTTTGCTTTATCACCCAATACTAATTTATTAATGTTGACTGTTTGTTTTGAAATACCTAACAGTGCATCACATGCTTCATAGTATGGACGATTGTACATAGGTGCTGGATAGTCGTCCCAGATATTCAAATAAATAATAGGCATTTTACGGCGAATTTCATTTTCGATTTGAAATAGCCACATAAAATATCTCGGGTCTGTAATGAGGAAAACAGCATCTGGTTTTTCAACTTTAATAAGATGTCGAATCAAACCTGGATCCCCATACCCATCTACAGGGTAAATTTGAACAGAAGCATCTGTTAGTCCAGTGTTTGTATTAGTATCTTGGGATAGATCTAATTTTTTCCCTTTTTCAGGATGATTAATAGCACCTGCTACTTGTACCCAATTAAAGTGTTGAGCTGTATTAAGTACCATTTCGCGAGCAACAGTTGCTACTCCTGAATGGACTCGTAGGTCATCACAGATTAATAGGATTTTCTTCCTCTGGTTTTGAGGTAAATAAGCAAAACTTGAATTCATAAAACTGTTTATTCTTTAATGTTTGGATTAATATGATTTGTTAATTGTTTGCGAAATTCTGGGTCAGTAAGATACAAATCAATCGTTCGATTGACAAGTTTATTTAAAGTAAATTTTCTTTTTACACACTCTATTTTAAAGACATCAAACAGATCCTTATCTACTTTCACTGAAGTTAGCTGAGTGTCGGGTTCTTTTGCCATAACATTATTTTTTATCATATATACATATATACGGATATACTAAGAGATTGCTTGAGAGCAAAGTTCCTTTTTATTTTTAAACGGACAATACTTACAGTTGGTTTTACTAGGTTGGGCAGAATGATCTGTTGTTTTGTATGTCCCATCCAAATTAAATACGTTATCTATAAACGATTCCAGTGCTGTTCTTGCCTTTTTTAATTTAATTTTTCCTTGATTTGGGATAAATTCCTGGATTCGTTTTTGAGGGAAATCACTTTCCTCCCATACCTTGCGTCGTAAAATAAAAAACTTCACATCTATGCTTTCTTCAGGTACCCCGAATTGTTCGCTAAAATAGAGTTTATAAAATAAAACTTGAAATTGCTTAATTTCGTCTTTTTTGTCTTTGTCGCTCCACCCTCTAGTAGAGGTTTTAATATCGTAAATAGTGAAGGTATTAGTAGGTTCGTGGTATATTGCTAAATCGATAAATCCATTAAATAAAACGTTGTTATAGCGTTTATCTGGAGAAATTACTATTGGTACCTCGATTCCAACTAAATAGTATCCTCTTTTAGTAAAGTATCCGTTGCGTTTTTTCTTGATGAACTCTAAAATAGCTACCCCATCTTCAAAAAACTCCCTCATTTCCTCTGGATTGCTGAAGTGCTGTTTTTTGTTGTTTTGGTATTCTTTAGAATAATTTTCTCTAAAGCGATCTTCAAAGTATTCCTCTAAATTAATTTCGTCAGCTGCTGCTCCATTTTCCTCATACATTGTATGAAGATAGTTTTGTACAGTTTCGTGAATCGCTGTTCCAAACGTCATATTAATTGAGGGAGCATATATTTTATGTCCATCTCTGTATTGAAGTGCCCATTTTTTAGGGCACGACAAATACATTGACATTTGAGAGTATGAAATACTCTTTTGAAAAGCGTAATTAATTTCTTGTGGTTTGAAATTCCTAATTTGCTTAACAATAGATGGGATGGTTTTTTTAGCCATTTCTTTGTTGTTCAAGCATAGATTTTATTTTTTGAAGATATAGGATAGCATCCATGTGTTCTTCTAAAGCATGGTTAATAAAATCCTCAATTGAGAGATCATCTCTATCTAAAGTAACACCATACTTTTTTTTACCCATTTCGGCTCGTGCAACAAATTTGTCTATAACTGTTTGTACAATTGAATCTGGAGGTGATTGAGTGTAAATTACCTTTGGGGGTGCGTTATATGGGTTCATTTAATTAATTGTTTTAGTTCTTTCTCATCAATACCTTTAGCAATTAGAATATTCTCTAGCCATTTATCATCAGTTAAACTAATATATTCTTCTGCCTCTGTAAGTGAACATTCAAAATATTCAGCTACGTGTTGAGCGGCTTCAGGAGATGCTTTTTTAGTGTTTGACTTGATATAGGGAGAAAATGTATTTTTAGATTGTGGAATCATAAAACAATATACCTCATATAGTCGTTGTCCATCCTTAATATCTAATCCTTGAATATAATTCACAACATCAATGTATTTAGGATTCATACTTAATATTTTATTAACCATAAATCCATTAAATACCTTCTTTTGCTCTTGAGTAAAGGATTTCCATTCAGGTTTTGTGTCAATGATTGCTTTAATGAAATCAAACACAGTAAACTGTTTAGACTGTTTTGTTGTATTCTTCATACTCTTCACGAAGTTCTTTAGGGAGAAGTTCAGTTACAATTTTATTTGTTTTTACATCAATGAATACTGCGATAGGAATAAGTGCATCCTCGCTTGTACCTACTAAAAACTTACTTGCTTTACGTAGAATTACTGCCTCTTGAAATACTTGATTTCCTTCCTCAGATTTAATTGGTGTGGTTTGTTTGATGTCCACATTCATCTGCATTTGTTCTTTCATATTTATTTAGTTTTAGTTATTTCAATTAGTTTTATTAGACAAGCAAGTTCTGCTTCTTCGTAGGTTTTAAAATGTAAACTGCTATCTTTTGAATATGAATGAGAATCGTCTACTATATTTTGTTCATCATCACAAATGTAAAATGCAAATAAACTTTTATCTTCATATCCATTTGCAGGTTCTATAAATCCTAACAGTTCATACTTCTCTCTAAACCATCTAAATGTTTGTTGGTAAAGTGGTGCGGCAACCAAATCTTGCCATTCACTATTTTTTGCTAAATATGGAAAATCTTTTAATATATGATTTTCAATATAATCTAATTCCCCATTCGGTTTATAATAACCAAAACAAGGTTCATCAAATCCTAATTCTTTTAAAGCCAACGCTTGTTCGTAAGGTACAAATTCTTGTGTCATAACTTTTATTGTTTGTATTCCCAAATATAATTAAAGGAAATGTATTTTCCAATCTTTAATTTATCTCTTTTTCTTGGTAAATTTTTCTCATTTTGAACACAACATGCATTGATAGCCATATAACTTAATCCCAATTCAGTTGCTGCTTTTTTACCAGTTTCCCATTCATTAACTATATTACCATTTAGATCTTTTTGCAAAACAGGTCTACCAAAAGATTTTGATGCAGATTCAGAAAGATTTTTTTTCCATTCATTATCTTTTACATGTCCTAACTTAATTTGACTTTTTTTCTTTTTAGTTTCTTCACTGTCTTTTTTTCCTAAATGAGATAAACTCTGTTTTAACTTAGTTTCTTCTGAATGTGTTTTACCAAACATAGATTTTTTAGTTTTCATTAATGAAGAAAATTCTAATTTTATATTTTCATAAGTTCTACTACTAATATCATATGTATCAGATGTTTTCCATCTTCTTTTTCCAGTAGCCATTAACCACAATGAATATTTTAATTTTTCATTTTCAGAATATATCTCACATAATAAACGATGGCATATAAAATGTTCTCTAGCTGTTAGATCTACTAAATTTTCTTCTATATCTAAACCACCCATACATCTTGGCACAATGTGGTGAATTTCTTTATATCCTTCTAATTGACGAGTTTTAGCACGTTCTATAATTTGGTTGTATATCCTTTGATAATTCATATTTTATTATAAATATTGCTAGGATAGATAAGGAAATAAATTTAAATAACTTTTATTTAACGGCTTCTAATATACGTGAAATCGTGCTCATAAGGTTAATTTCTTTATCTAAAACAAAATGAGCATGATACATTCCTTCCTCTAGAATAATAATAACCAAACCTTCACTTCCCTTAGCATATTCACCTAGTTGATCATACAAAAATCTATATAGATCTCCAAAGTCATCTAGATCAGTATTTGCTACTATTTGTCTAATGTTGTTAAACGATTTAGATGAAGATGTTTTTAATTCAGCAACTACTTTTTCCTTATAGTCATCTGTTGAATCTATTGATTTATCAAGTGTTAAAACATTATCAACAGTATATTTTTGGCAGTTGTTAATAATTTTGCGAAAATCAGGATAGAATTTTTTAATAATTGTAACTACGTCTTCAACTGAGTGTTCAATACCTTCTGTAGTTAAAATATTGTCGATATGTTCTGCTACTATCTTTTTAGATGGAGGCGATAAATCAAATTCTTGACATCTACTTCTAAGTGGTTCAATTAGTCGTTCTGGGTAGTTACCTGTTAGAATGAAACGAGTAGTTAAACTATATGTTTCCATCATGTTCAACAAGATAACTTGTGATGCTTGTAGAATATGAGTTGCTTCATCCAATATCACTATTTTAAGTGGCTTGAATGAACCAGCAGCAGCAAATGCTCCTACTTTATCTCGCATAACATCAATCGAACGTTCATCAGTTGCATTAATATATAGATAATCGCAATCAATATTTTTAACTAATATTTTAGCAAGTGTTGTTTTACCTGCACCTGGTTTTCCGAATAGTCCTAAATGAGGAATATCTTGTTGATTGATAAACTCTTGAAATTTAGATTTATCTTTACAAATATACCCTTCTAGAGTATCGGGCCTATACTTCTCGTTAAGTATTGTGTGTAACCTTTTTGACATAACTTTTATTTTAAATATATGATTTTCAATTTAAAAATCCTAGTAATCTCCGTAGATGTTAAATTTCTTTGGTGGAGGTGGAGCAACATTTTCCGTTGTAATAACATATAGTTCTCCTTTTAAAGGCGATAACTTAAAATCATAAGGTGTATTCACGGTTTGATAGTACGCTTCTAATGTTTCAGTTAATGAATTGTAGACCTTATCATCATTAATTAGCGACCAGCGGTCCCCTGGGGGGACACGCTTCGCTATTAGTATATACTTTTCTATTTGTTCCATTAGTACATTCCTGGCATTCCACCCATTTCAGCGGGTTTATCGTTATTGATTTCAATTACAGCTGCTTCTGTTAGCAATACTG